GAAAATTTGGACGCATTAAATGCAGCTATTGCAGAGGGTGTTAGCACAGTGATGTACGGAAACAAGTCTGTTACCTACAGGTCTTTAGATGATATGTTGAGACTCCGCGACCGGATGGTGGTGGGGCTTGGTCAGGCCAAAGCTAACGTCCGGATATTCCCTAAACACAGTAAAGGATTTAATTAATTGTTATGTACGAACCGAATTTTATAGATAAGTTTATTGGCTTTTTTGATCCAAAGGCTGGGCTGGATAGAGCAAAGGCTAGGTTTCAGCTTGTAGATGTAGCTGACAAATTACGTCAATATGATGCTGCAAGTGGTGGTCGCCGGACAGCAGGATGGCGAGCTAACGGTTCATCCATCAATGTAGAAAATCAGGGAGCGCTATCACGTTTACGCAATCGGTCTAGGGAATTGGTTAGAAATAATTACTGGGCAAAACGTGCAGTGCAGGTTATTACAAACCACACGGTGGGATCCGGAATAATACCCGCTTTTAATGGGGATGATATAAATAAGGCACGTGCTGGTGCTGTATTTAAAACATGGGCAAAAAAGAAAAATTGTGATTGGGATAACCGATTAAACTTTTATGCGTTGACCAAGTTGATCATGCGGACCGTTGTTATTAGTGGAGAGGTAATTGTTCGTAAGAGAAGAGTCAAACCAAGGGCAGGAAGCATACCCATTAAACTACAGGTTCAGGAGGCAGATGTATTGGATACATCTAAGGATGGTATTATGCGTGCTGGTGGTGGGTATGTAATACAAGGTGTCGAGTTCGATAAGGATGGCAACCGGGTTGCTTACTGGTTATTTGATAATCACCCCGGAGATAATTTTATGAACAATTTGGAGAGCCGCAGGATCCCTGCGGAGGATGTTCTGCATATATTTGAAGTGTTGCGTCCGGGTCAGGTTCGCGGGATTCCGTTTGGAACTACTGCCATGATGCGAATGAAAGACTTTGATGATTATGAAGATGCACAGGTTTTACGACAAAAAATTGCGGCCTGTTTTACAGCGTTTGTTACCAAGCCGATCGAGCAGGAGTTAATTGCCAAGGGTGATGCGGAGACTATCCAGTTAGCGGAGAGGTTAGAGCCTGGGCTTATTGAATATATGAATCCCGGCGAGACCATAACCTTTGCAACACCACCCCCGGTTCCTGAATATTCAACCTTTAGTAAGAACGTGCTGCTCGGATTCGCGGCGGCGTATGGTATAACGTACGAAGCGTTGACCAACGATCTGTCCGGAGTTAGCTTTTCATCTGCCCGCATGGGTGGTTTGGAGATGGCAAAGAACGTGGAAGATTGGCAGTACAATTTAATGATCCCGGATTTTTGTGAGGAAATATATGAATGGTTTGTGCAAGGCGCTCAGATCGCAGGACTGTTCGCAGAGTCTGTGAGTTGCGATTGGACACCGCCAAGACGTGAAATGATCGACCCGGTTGCCGAAACCAATGGTAAAAGATTATCGGTACAGGCAGGGTTCAGTAGTTGGTCCCATGAAGTTCGTAAAGAAGGATGGGATCCGGATGAATTGGCAGCGGAGATACAGGCCGATGCCAAGCGCTGGGATGCTGCCGGGTTCATGCTTGCAAGTGATCCGAGGTTTGGAAACAAGGACGAGGGGAGACCTTCAGGAACTACTCCGGGAACTAACGCAGAGACGACACCGGGTGAAACCTCAAAGGCTGAGGAAAAAAAATAATTTAACAAAAAATTTTGTGGGATTTAAAAAAACCACTATTATTGTGTCGTAAACTATTTAAAGTGGCAGAACAAAAAATAAAAATCCAAGGCATGCAAGCTCAAGTAAGAATCCTCACGGACTCTTATAATGAAGAGCAGCGTACTGTGGATGTTGTAATAGCTACCGACTATCCGGCGCGGATGTATGACTGGTTAAACAATGTTTACTTTAATGAAATTTTATATTTCTCCAACACCGCAATCCGCAGAGCGAGATTAGATGCTGGGCTTCCTTTATTAGATAACCATGCAAAGTATGGCAGCGTAACGACTGCGGTATTGGGTATCGTTCAGAACTGGAGGATGGAAGGAACACAGTTAATTGGTACTTTAAAAATATCAGGCCGCGAAGATTGTAAAGGTTTACTCCAAGATATTAAGGACGGCATTGTTCGTTTCCTTTCTGTTGGTTATAATGTGTTTAAGTATTTAATTGAGAGACTCGCAACCGAGGCTGAAATTGCTACTTATCGCGCCATCGATTGGGAACCTTACGAGTGTTCTTTTGTTACCGTTCCTGCGGATCCTAATTGTTCAGTAAGATCATTAGAGACTGCGGATTCAAGTGGTAACGTTCGTCAATACGAGACTGTCGTAGACGATAACGATTTAGTAATTAATCATTCACAAAATAATTCCAGGTCTATGACTCCCGAACAACTACAAGCAGAGCGCAAAAGATGTACTGACATAATGAATGCAGTACGTGTTGCTAATTTGGATTCAACCGTTGCTGAATCTTTGATCAGCCAAGGTAAAACAGTTGAAGAGGCGACCGCTGAAATTACCCGCTTAAAAGCTGAAGCTGGAAACGGGCAGACACAGCCGCCAAACAATACACCTCCAGCACCAGTGGCAGATGATGCATTGGCTTCGGAGCGCAAACGTTGCGCCACTATTATGACAGCAGTTCGCAATGCGAAGCTGGGAGTGGATATCGCAGAGCGTTTGATCAATGAAGGTAAAGCTGTGGAGGATGCACTTTTGGAAGTAACAAAATTATTCGGTCAGGACGACTCCAACGGAGGGGCTCGTAACCATGTAAAGATCGAACAGGATGAAGCGGATAAGCTCCGCGAGAGAATGGCCGATGCTATTCTTTTGAATTCTAACTCTCTGGTTAAGATCGATGATCCTAACAGATTAGCAGCTGCCCGCGAATTCCGTGGACGCAGAATGCTGGATCTTTGTCGTGCCGTGCTTCAGGCAAACGGTATCTCAATGGATGGGTTAAGCGATATGAGAATCGCCCAGCGTGCCTTATCGACTGGTGACTTCGCTTATATCTTAGGAAGCTCTGTAAACAGAAGTTTACGTGCTGCCTATCAATTAGCAGAGCGTACCTTCTTAGGATGGGCGCGTAGAGGTACTGCTAATGACTTCCGTCCTAAAAAGGTAACTCAGTTATCCGGGATGGTTGGTTCATTTGATGAAGTGGAAGAGGGTGCTGAATACACCGCAGGATCGCTTGCTGATTTTCAGGAGCAATATTCTGTACTTAAATACGGTAAAATTATCCCTATCACATGGGAGGCTTTGATCAACGATGATTTAGGTGCATTCGCAAGGATCCCTCAAGCCATCGCAAATAAAGCTGCTCAAAAACAGAGCGACCTTGTGTATGCGATTCTATTAAATAACCCGGCAATGGCTGACGGAGTGGCTTTATTCCACGCAGACCACGGGAACTTAGCAGGTCCTGGCGCTGCTATTTCAGAGACATCTTTGGGAGTATCTCGTCAATCATTCAGAGAGCAGACGGATCCGTCCGGCGACTTCCTGAACTTGATGATGGATTTCTTAATTGTAGGTTCAGCAAAAGAAACTCAGGCGATGCAATATATTTCAGGTAACTGGATGCCAGCAACCGCCGCAAACGTGAACCCGTGGAAAAATCTGCAATTAGTTGTGGAGCCACGTATCACAGGAAACGAATGGTTTACTGCTGCTAACCCGTCAGTAATTGACACCATCGAGTACGCATTCTTATCCGGAGAAGAGGAACTGTTTACCGAGCAGGAGCAAGGTTTCAACAGTGACGTCATCAAGATAAAAGCGCGTATGGTATTCGGTGCAAAAGCCATCGATCACCGTGGGCTTTATAAAAACCCAGGTGCATAAGCACTAACAATTTTCTACTTGACATAGGAATAGTAATGGTCGGCTGCTAACCCCAGCCGACCTTAAATTAAAGGCAGTAAAAATTTAAAATAAATTACAATGAAAAATTTTGTAAAATCAGGCAAGACGATTGCCTACTTAATCCCTGACGATGGCGCATCACCAGCTGGCGATATTACCATCTTACCGGGTGAAGCTGTATCAGTTGGTAATGATATGGTAGGTATTGCCACCGTTGGTGGAGTAACCGGAGATACTATCAACCTTGATTTAACAGGGGTTTATACTCTTGATAAAGTAAGTGCGGATACTATTGCACAAGGGGATAAAGTTTACTATGATCATGTAAACAAAAAAATTACCGATGCTGCAGACGATGCAGGATCGCCAGTGGTTACATTCCGCTGGGCAGGATGGGCTTGCGAGACAGCAGGTAATGGTGTCACCTCTATTGACGTAAAACTGAGAGGTTAAGGTGTCCGTATTTGATTCCCATAGGAAGGCACAATGGAAGAGCCTGACCGGAATCATGGGCGAGGACGGGTCATGGTCTCCAAGCATCGGAGGACCAACTTTAGAGGCCCGCGTACTTATTCGTGAAATATCTGAAATTGATATTATAAGTGGGGTGGAGTTCACCCCACTTTCTTTTATTATAGAATACGAGAATCCTTTTTTCCCAGGCTTATGGGATGCAGTAACAAAGCACAATCGGGTGGAGCAAATTAAAGTAAATGAAGTTTACTATCATATCCGGACCATTGAAGCCTTCGTGGATGGAAATATTTTTAAATGCATGGTTGAACGTTTAACCGCACCGTTATGAGTTTCGAGGAAGAGTTAGAGATAGATATCAAGGAGCGACTTGAACCGCTTGCCACATTGCATGGTGTGGAGGTCGTTGATTTCCCTATTAATAAATCGGGTATTCAACCAACGGTGATCAAGCCGAGAATCATGCCAATATTCGCCGGGGAAAAAGCAGGTGAGGAACGGTCGACTGATCAGGTACAGCAGGAGGTTGATGTAATGGTGAATGTTTGGGTAAGCGCAAGGGAGCGACATGGCATCAATGGTTTATATTTCTGCAAGGAGAAGATGGAAGAGTTCCTGCTTGGCTATATACCGAAAGGATGTATCCGTAAATTAATCCAGGTGGATGGACAGTTCCCGGATCTTGAAACAGATAACTGGATCTATGTTGTTACTTTTAAAACGTCTCGTTTAAAGGTTCAGTTTGATGATTCGGAGAGTGGTCCTTTATTATTAATAAGTACGTTTAATGAAAATATAAGCTAATGTTATGGCGCAAGATGTTGTATTATATCAGGGCGAAGATAGCCCGATCGTTTTTGATCTCGGGACGGATGTGTTCGCTGACTTAACCGATGTTATTATTGGTGTTCGCATTGATAAGACGTTAAAAAAGACTTATAAAAAATCCGAGTCAGATGCTGCAAAGCAGGTGCTGGAGGTGGAAGATGAAGCGAGCAAGTGTTGCATCCTTCTGAACCGTACCGATACCCTGCAATGGCCTAAAGGTTTGCTGGTATTTGAGATCACTTTGGTATATGAGGATGAAGATTATCCTAGTGGAAGACACGACACCGAGGTCGTTCCTGTTGGTCAATTTGGTGAAACCTTAACCCGTTAAGTCAATGGTCGTATCAATTACAATACAAAGCGCAGGGTCTGCTACCACTTATCTGTTGGAGCGCACTAAATTCGTTATCGGGATCCAAGGCCGTCCGGCTCCCGATACTAAAGCAACCACCGGGACGATTATAGCCTTTACCAAACCATTAGTTTATAATACACCCGCGCTGCCTGGGACCGGAAATATATCGAATGACTTGGAGGGTGCCAAGATTGGGATCCGACAAAAGATATACCATACTGCAGGTGCTGGTGGAATAGCCCCGACCGTACCTGCCGGATGGGTGTTGATGGGTGGCGAATACCTTACGGATCCTGATGAGGCGATCTTAAATGTGATCTTTGCCGAATGGGTCTCGGAGAGCCGGGTTGAGTATTATATTTATCAACCTTCGTAATTTTTTTAGTAAAAATATTTTTGCACATCAAAATAGTTTTATATTTGTGAGTGTTAAACACAAAAAATCATGGAACAAAAATTTTATAGATCGAACATGAAGACCACCCTTTTCTTCTCAAATAAAGGGCAGAGCGTTGCATTCGCACCAAAGGATAAAAAGAAACTATGGGAGGATGATTACGTGAAGACTTTAGTGGAAAAGGAAAAGATTGTGGAGGTTCCTGAAGTAGAGGAAAAAAAACAGCCTGAAGTAAAAAAGAAGGATGATAAATCCGGAAAAGGAAAAGGCAAAAACAGTGACGAACAGTCGCTGTAACTTTCCGCAGTAAACATTATTTATTGACAATAGTTACAATTTTTAAATAAAAGTCTTATGGCCTTTTTACATGGTGTTGAAACAATAGAAATAAAGAAGGGTGCTAAAACCGTAAAGGAAGTGCGCTCGGCTGTGATCGGTATCGTTGGAACCGCTCCCTTCTCACCTGCTGATTTGTCTGCTGATAACGGGCTTATGCTTGTTACCAGTCAGTCCGATGCTGCGAAGCTGGGGGATCCAATACCGGGGTTTACTATTCCTAAAGCGTTGGAGGCAATCCACGCGCAGGGAGCAGGTACGGTGGTAGTCGTGAACGTTTACGATCCGACCCTCCATAACGTAACTGAAACCGGGGAGGCCCAAACTATTGTGAACGGTCAGGCTGCGCTTGATTACGCACCGCTGGATAACCTAGCGATCGTGAACCAAGCCACTGAACCACTTACCGTGGATACCCATTATACCATTGATTCGTATGGTAAAATTACTTTTACTGCAAGGGCATTGAATGGAGTAACTGAAGTATTGGCCGAGGGTTCTTTTTTAATTACTGGAGGTACTTCTAACCCCGGCACAAACAAGTTGACATCTTATCCTGTAAATGGAGTGGATATCCTTGGCGCTGCAGTGGATTGGACAACCTCTAATGATAATACTGCGGCATTGGTTGCAGCACAGATTAATACCTATGTTTCAGCCCCTAATTATACAGCTGTTGCTGTTGGTAATAAAGTTACTTATAAGGCAGTAGCTGGATCTGGCACGACTCCCAATGGGTTCGTAGGTGCTGGAGTAATTGGTGGCGATGTGACTATTGGTACGCAGGTGCCAATGGCCGGAGGTGTTGATGAGGAAACCGCCAGCACTTCTATTAGTGCGGATTATGACAGGTTCGATCCGACTACCGTTGGTGCTGTTGAGATCATTGGAGATATTGACGGGCTTACCAACGAGCGCACTGGGTTGAAACTTTTACGCATGGCTTACAACACGTTTGGATTCCGCGCTAAGTTGATCATCTGTCCGGGCTTCTCTACCCTTGCCAGCGTAAGTGCTGAAATGGGTGTATTGGCATCGCAGGTAAAAGCAATGTATATCGTGGATGGACCTGAAGGTGCAACCCCGGCGACAATTATTACCAGCCGTGGTCCCGCAGGAACCCTGAATTTGAATACCAGTGACCCGCGTTTTATCCCCGCATTTCCAATGGTTAAGGCATTCGATTTGGCAACCGAGACAGATGAACTGCGTCCGTTCAGTCAGTACCTTGCCGGAGTTATTGCGGCCACGGATAACAATGATATCGCAAGTTATGCAGCCTCCCCTTCCAATAAAGAAATTAAAGGAATCACCGGGGTAGAGCAATTACTACAGTGGGAGCTTCAGGATACAAGCAGCGAGGCTAACCTTTTAAATGAGGTGGGTGTTGTATGTATCATCACCGGGTTTGGTTTAGGATTCCGGGTATGGGGAAACCGCTCTGCGGCATTCCCATCGAACACGGATCCGGAGAACTTTATATCGGTAAGAAGGACAGCAGATATTCTGCATGAATCTGTAGAGCTTGCCACTATTCAGTTCGTGGATAAGCCAATTACCCGTGCAATTATCGACAGTATTATCGCAACGGTGGAAGGCTTTATGCGCACCCTTGAGGGTAACGGTCGTTTACTACCGGGCAGCACCTGTACATTCGATGAAGCCGATAATCCGGCGACTGAAATAGCAGCAGGTCACCTGACCTTTAATCTTAATTTCATGCCTCCAACACCAGCGGAGCGCATCACTTATAAATCGTTTATTGATATTAGCTTGCTAAGTCAATTAGCAGCTTAAAAATTGTTGAATTATGGCAAATGCTAATCGTGTTACCAACGCTAACTGCTACGTAGATGGCGTGAACTTCCTGGGCAAAATAAAAGAAATGTCCATGCCACAGGCTAACTTTAAAATGGTTGAGCACTCTGCGCTTGGTTTGCAGGGAGTGGTTGAATTCCCCACGGGCTTCGAGAAATTCGAGGCTAAAATCATGTGGAATTCTTTTTATAAAGAGGCGCTGGTTGCACTTGGCAATGGCTATAAAACCGTGAACCTGCAGGTTAGATCCAGCATAGAGGTACAGGGTGCAAGTGGTCTGCAAGAGAGACAGCCAATGGTTATCTTTATAACCTGTACTCCTAAAAATTTACCGCTTGGCGATTTCAAGCAGAACGAGAATGCGGAACTTGAGACTAACTTAAACGTTACTTATTTCAAGTTGCAAATGAACGGGGAGGATGTTTATGAAGTTGACCCAATGAATAATATTTATAAGGTGGATGGGGTTGATCAGTTATCTGATTACCGTAACCATATCGGTCAATAAAAAAAACCATAATCGGTAAGGCGGGCTGGTAGGGATGTGATCTTCTGTTCATATCCCCTGCTGGCCCAAATTTTTGTAATTAAAAACCATAGATATAATGGAAGATCAAAACGACAAAAACAAAACCGGGGGTGATAAACAGACACCGCCGCCGCCACCTGTAGTGATAAATACAGAGCCGGAAACCTTTACTTTACCAAGTGGAAAAAAGGCCACTATAAAACCTTATCAGGGTAAGCATATCAGGCAAGCACTGAAGATTGCTGATGGCGACACCAGCATTATTCCCTTCGCTTTAATTTCTTTAATAGTTACCGTGGAAGATAAGCCCGTTATCTATGAGGACATCGATGAAATGTATGGACCCGATGTAATGAAGTTAATGGAGAAGTTCGGGGATTTTACATAAGCCCGGAGGGTATCGCCTTCCTGGCGAATCAGTCGGGTACACCATTGTCTGAGTTGTTAGAATGGGAGGTGCGGGACTTGGCATATTGGTACAATGAACATTATAAATTGTATAAAAAAATGAATCCGGATCCGGAAACAACATGAAAAAACTGATGAACGTGGCGGTGATATTGTCAGCCGTGGACAAGATGTCTGCGGTTATCGATATGGCCGTCAACCGTTCATCGGCAAAGCTGGCAGCGTTCTCAAAGAAGGCCAGCATGATGGGGGATAAGGCATTCAACTGGTCTAAAAAAGCCCTCGCCACCGGAGCCCTTGTTACCTTCGCTTTATTTAAAACAGTACAGGCTGCAGAGGATGGTGCAAACGAATTCGCAAGGTTAGATAATATCCTTACCCAAATGGGGGTGAATGTTCCCGGCCTTGCAGATGAAATGAAAGCCTTTGCTGATACCACGCAATTTGAGATCGGAGTGGATGGTGGTAATATTCAAATGGTGCAAGCCAAGCTGGCTACGTTTCAGAACGTAGTAAATAAAACGGCTCGTGATGCTGGTGTATTTAAACGTGCCACTATGCTTGCATTCGACTTGGAGGCTGCTGGATTCGGAGAAGGAACCGCCAATGCGGTGCAATTAGGCAAGGCTCTGAACGATCCAATTAAAGGGATTAATGCATTGACCAAGTCTGGTATCACTTTTACTGCAGAGGAAAAAAAGAAGATTGAAACCCTCGTAAAATCCGGGCGCACATTAGAGGCACAGGAAATAATTTTAAAAGCTATTGAAAATCAGGTCGGCGG